ATCGTGTACGCAAGCTAGACTACAGCATACAGTTGAACAAAACTATGTATGAACGATTGTTATCTGGCGGTGATATAACTTTATTCTCGCCACATGATGTACCTGGATTGTATGAAGCATACTTTGGTGACCCTGAGGTATTCCAAGAACTATACGAAAAGTACGAACGTGCTACTAGTATTAAGAAAACTAAAGTACCAGCAATGGAATTGTTTAGTGCGTTAATTAAAGAACGTGCTGAAACAGGGCGTATCTACATCATGAATGTTGATCACTGTAACACACACAGTTCGTTTAAAGATCCAGTTTACATGAGTAACTTGTGTCAAGAGATTACATTGCCAACTAAGCCACTTAATCACATTGACGACGAAGAAGGCGAAATTGCATTATGTATTCTAAGTGCTATTAATGTAGGTATCATTAGAGACTTAGCTGACTTAGAAGAACTATGTGAACTAGCGGTACGTGCGCTAGAAGAAATTATTGACTATCAAAACTATCCTATAGCGGCAGCAGAGAAGTCAACTAAAGCAAGACGTAGTTTAGGAATAGGCTATGTTGGCCTAGCACATTACCTTGCTAAGAATAAAGTAGGTTATGCAGATCAAGATGCCTGGACTTTAGTACACAATTTAACAGAAGCATTCCAGTACTACTTACTTAAAGCAAGTAACAAACTTGCACAAGAGCGTGGCCCTTGTGAATACTTCCACCGCACTAAATACAGTGATGGCATCCTCCCTATAGATACTTATAAAGCGGAAGTTGATACCATTGTGGAGAATAAGTTAAATTATGATTGGGATAGTCTACGGGCATCTATCAAAGAACACGGCCTCAGGCACAGCACTTTGTCCGCACAAATGCCTTCAGAGAGTTCATCCGTTGTGTCGAACGCAACAAATGGAATCGAACCACCTAGAGGATACTTGTCCGTTAAAAAGTCCAAAAAAGGGCCTCTTAAGCAGATTGTTCCACAGTATCAAACACTAAAGAACCACTACACATTATTGTGGGAGATGCCTAACAACACAGGATATATCAATATTGTTGCTGTTATGCAAAAGTTCTTTGATCAAGGTATTAGTGGCAACTGGTCATACAATCCAACTCACTATCCAGACAATGAAGTACCAATGAGTCAGATGATGCAGGACTTGCTAACAACTTATAAGCTAGGTTGGAAGACAAGTTACTATCAAAATACATACGATTATAAAACAGATCCAAGTGAACTAGAAGATGATTTACCGTTAGACGAACTTGCTCCTAGCACGTACGATATGGACGACGGTGAAGAATGTGATGCATGTGCAATCTAAGGTTGACAACAAAATAGAAGTATAGTACACTGGTATTATACAAATGGTATTAAGGAAAGAGATACATGGCCAAGACAATATTTAACCAAGAAAAGGTTGACTTTACAAAACAAAATATGTTCTTCGGAGCAGACATGAACACACAGCGTTACGATACATTTCGTCATCCTGTATTTGATAAACTTAACCAGACAATGCTTGGTTACTTTTGGCGACCTGAGGAAGTAAGTCTACAAAAAGATCGTGCAGACTTTGCTAACTTCCGTCCAGAGCAGAAGCATATTTTTACAAGTAATTTAAAATACCAAACACTACTTGACAGTGTCCAAGGACGTGGTCCGTGTCTAGCATTTTTGCCGCACGTTTCACTTCCTGAACTAGAAGGCTGTATTGTTACTTGGGACTTCTTTGAAACAATACACTCACGTAGCTACACACATATTATGAAGAACGTGTACGCTGACCCGTCAGAAGTATTTGATACTATCCTAGATGACAAGAAGATTATTGCTCGTGCAACTAGTGTTACTAAGCATTATGATGCGTTTACTGAAGCAGCAGATGCATACAATCACAGAGGCGAAGGTAGTTTGCGTGAAGTTAAGCGTAAGTTATACATGGCAATGATGACAGTTAATATCTTAGAAGGCTTGCGTTTTTATGTTAGCTTTGCTTGTACGTTTGGCTTTGGCGAGCTTAAACTTATGGAAGGCTCAGCTAAGATTATTAGTCTTATTGCTCGCGACGAAGCACAACACCTAGCACTAAGCACACATGTATTAAAACTTTGGGCTCAAGGCAAAGACGATCCAGAGATGGCGTCCATTGCTAAAGAGTGCCAAGACGATGTGTATGAAGCTTGGCGTGATTGTGTTCTAGAAGAAAAAGACTGGGCAGAGTATTTGTTCAAAGACGGATCAATGATTGGTCTTAACACTACATTGCTTAATCAATATGTAGAATACATTGCTAACCGTAGACTGAAAGCACTTGGATTAACTGCTATCTTTGATCAACCAGTAAACACTAACCCGCTACCGTGGACACAGCACTGGTTGTCAAGTTCAGGCTTACAAGTAGCACCACAAGAAACAGAAGTAGAGTCTTACATTGTTGGCGGCATTAAACAAGATGTGTCAACAGAAAGTTTAAAAGGCTTTTCATTATGATCGAAATCTGGGGCAAACCAGCGTGTCCATTTTGCGATCAAGCAAAGGCACTCTGCGAGTCTCGACAGTTAGAGTATACCTATAAACAATTAGGTACAGACTTTAATCGAGAAGAAGTACTGGAAAAGTTTCCAGGAGCAAGAACGTTCCCACAGATTAAAGTAAACGATGAAAACATCGGTGGGTACGACAAGCTAGGTGCATACCTAGAAGACACTAACTATAACGGAACAGGATGGTCACTATAAATGTTAATTGAAGCACCTTATAAAGTCGGAGACGTAGTATCTCTAAAACTAAGTTCAGGAGAAGAAATCCTTGGACGCCTTGAGGCAGAAGTTGAAAACAACGTTACACTTAAAAAGCCAATGGTACTTATTGCACAAGAGAAAGGATTAGGACTTGCTCCTTTTATGTTCTCAGTGTCACCAGACGGCAAGTTCGTTATGAAAGCAACGGCAATTAGCTGTATGGCAAAAACTGAAGCAGAGATTGGTAAGCAGTATACATCACAAACTAGTGGAATTGCACTAGTATAATGCCAAGCGTAGTTAGGGCAAATGTAGACAAGCATGTAGGACATGAAAGCCCTACACCTGGTGCGTTTCATCAGACAGCGTATGCTGAGCCAGGCATAACTGTATTTGTAAATGACGAACAAGTAATACGTAAAGGTGATAAAACTACATGCGGTGATCCAGCAGTTGGATCTGCAACTAACGTGTACGCTGAAGATAAGCTAATACATCAAAAAGGCGATGCTACAGGTGGTCACGAAAGTTGGGTTGCTAATAAAGCAGCATCAGGTTCACCAGATGTATTTATAGGTAACTTATTTTCTTATGCTGTTAACGTTACACCCGAACATGAAGCATACCTTAGAGACGGACAAAAGGCACCATCTGCTAACGCAGACTTTATAGAGTACGGCGATGGTGGCATTAGCAACGGCGATGGTGAATTCCTCAGCAACAATACAAGTGCAGTAAATGGAGTTACTGGTCCACAAGATAGTAGTACAGGAAATGCTGATGCGCCAAGCACGTTTGAACGTGTGTCAGATCCTGCACTAAACTTCCTCAGTCATACTGATCCAAGGATAGAAACTAGATTGCGAAACATTTTAATAAGAATCGCAAAGAAGTGGGGCCAAAACCTTACTATTACCAGTGCATATCGTAGTCCTGCCTACAACCGAAAGGTAGGCGGAGCAAAGACTAGTATGCATCAGCGAGGCAAAGCAACTGATATTGTAATGACTGGATATAGTAATTCAGACAGAGCAAAGTTTATCGAGATTGCAATTAACGAAGGTATCGGTGGTGTAGGTGTATATAATACATTTATACATCTTGATACTGGTGGTAAAAGAGCATGGGGTTCAAACGGCAGTCGCCGCAGTTTACCTAACTATCCTTATGCACAAACTGTATTAGCCAAATACGGATATGCAACTAGTTAATTAATGGTTGACAATCCGCTTTAACTAGTGTACAATTAAACTAACATTAATAAAAAAGGAGAACTAATAATGTCACAACCAACTCACGATGATATCGTACAAGCGTTTAATAACTATCTTACAGAGCATGCAACGTTCGAAGATAAAGGTGTAAAAGCAGCAGCAACTCGCGCTCGCACTGCACTTGGTAACTTAGGCAAACTTACTAAAGAGCGCCGCAAAGAAATTATCGAGAAAAAGAACGCAATGTAATGAGCGGACAACGGCGATGGCTTAGAACATGGGCTAGAACTGTTGGAATGCCCGTTGGCATTGACGATGATGACAAGCCAGAGTTCCTTCCTATTACACAAAGTGATGTGAAGAAAGCTCTGGCTTTTCGTACCTTTTGGATTATACTGCATGTTATTACATGTTGTATGATTATTACAGGAAACGGAAGAACACTAGAATGGTGGTAAGAACATGATATGGATGGACTATAACATAACCCAGGCAGGCAACAACTTTCGTATCGAAGGTGATTGGCCCGGTGAAGTCATGGGACAAATGGCAGACGGCAAACAAAAAGATAGCTGTCTGTACAAACCCGGTGATGTGTTTATTGTAAACGAAGGCGGCTGGCTAGTTAAGTCAGATGAACTATCAGCAATGATAATTAAATACGAAGAGACTAAGACTAGCAATGAAGTGTAGACCAGGTGATTTTGCTCGTATAATACATTCAGTGAACCCAAGTAACATTGGACGAGTAGTAAAAGTAGTTGAGTACATCGGTAAGTATGCACAAGGTGAACAGTTTGAAGCACACGGCATGACTTGTACATGTTTAGTACACGATCACTATTGGTGGATCGAAGGCGACGACATAGACATTCAGTTAGGTCCTAGTCCTAAAGCATACATTGCAGACAGCTGGTTAGAACCAATTAAACCAGACAAAGAAGAAAAAAGAGAACACGTAGAACAACAGTTAGACATGTTCATATAAAAGAAAAGTTAATTTATATGCAAAAAGAGGTTGACAAGAACCTAAAAGTAGTGTATAAATATACATGTAACGTTGAAACAAGCTAAACGACGAGCTGGACCCGGGGGCGGTACCCGGCAGCTCCACCAAGTGTACATTTACTGAGTGTATA